ACCGGATTCTAAGATTTCTATTATGTCTTCTGATAAGGATTTTTTACAACTGGTAAATGATAAGGTTTCAGTATGGTCTCCAACAAAAAAGATATTATACGATAGAACAAGAGTAGAAGAAGAATTCGAAATGCCTCCAGAAAATATGATTTATTACAGAATAGTAGATGGTGATAAGTCAGATAATATACCAGGAATTAGAGGATTTGCTCTTAAAACTATTTTGAAAAAAAATCCATTTTTGAAAAGTGAGAAGATAAGTAATATAGAAGAATATATACAAAGGTCAGGTTTTGATAGTTATGAAGATTTACTACGTAGAAATTACACATTGATGCAATTGGATGATGTGAATATTTCTGGTAGTGCTAAATTAAAAATACTGGATGTAGTTAATTTGCTCCCTCATAGGTTGATAAAATACAAGATTCATAGGTTGTTTTTAGAAGATAAAATAAATCAAGCTATTAGAAATCCTGATGTATGGTTACAAAATACGTTTAATAGGTTAGACATGGTTATTGAAAATGACTCCTCCAATAAGTGATTCATTAACAAAATACGGAAGTAGTTTCCAAACTAAGATTATTACAAGTCTTTTAGTTAAGGAAGAATTTATTCAAACAATATATGATTTAATTCAACCTGAACAATTAGATACAGAAAGTAAGCAATGGTTAGTTAGAGAAATAAAGGCATATTTTTATGAGTATAAGGTTTTACCAACATTAGATTCTTTAAAGGTAAAGATTACTCCAATAACAAATGAAATATTAAAAGAATCAATTGTTGATGAATTACGTGAGGTAATGAAATATGTTGAAGCTACTGATTTAGATTTTATTCAAAATGAAACTATACAATTCTGTAAAAATCAAGCATTAAAGAGTGCAATTGTACAGTCTGTAGACCTCCTTCAACGGGGAGAATATGACAACATCAAAAGAATTATAGACAATGCTATGAGAGCTGGTACCAGAAGGGATATAGGTTTAGAATATGTTAAGGATTTTGATACAATTATAGATCAAGTTGCTAGAGACACAGTTAGTACTGGTTTTATGGCAGTAGATGAAATAACCGATGGTGGATTGGCTGGTGGAGAACTTGGAATTGTTGTTGCTCCATCTGGTATTGGTAAGAGTTGGGTTTTACAGGCTTTAGGTGCCAATGCTTTAAGAGCTGGAATGAATGTAATGCACTACACTTTAGAATTAAATCAAGCCTATGTTGGACTGAGATACGGTGCTATATTTTCTAAGATTGAAACTTCTATGATACCAGATAAGCGAGATAAAGTAAAGAAAATGATAGAGGACCAATGTAAGGGTGAACTATTAATAAAATATTATCCATCGAAAGCAGCTAGTGTACAGACTATTTATACACATTTAAAAACCGTTGAATTAATGGGTCATTCCCCAGATATAATTTTGTTAGATTATGCTGATTTGTTAACTGATACATCAGGAATTGGAGAGTTACGACATCAATTGGGAAACATATATGAAGAATTACGTGGACTAAGTGGTGAGTTTGGAATTCCAGTATGGACGGCATCTCAATCAAATAGGTCAAGTTTGGAAGAAAACGTTATTGGTGCAGAAAAAATTGCAGAATCGTACAGTAAGGTCATGACGGCTGACTTTGTAATGAGTTTATCTCGAAAAATTGAAGATAAGGTTGCTAATACTGGACGTATACACATAATTAAGAACAGGTTCGGACCGGATGGATTAACTTTTCCCACTACTATGAATACAGCCATCGGTCAAATAGAAGTGTATGAATCGGGAACCTCCAGTGGAATGACCGTCCAAAACAGGATGGATAATGGAAACGAATATGTCAGAAAATTGCTTAAAAAGCGCTACGATGAATTTGAAACTCAGCAATCGGATTAATTTATAGGAGTTATAATGGCCGAGCCATTTGTTTTATCAGAAGGATTTATAAAGAAATATAAATTAAAAAAACCACCATTTGGGTTTAATGGTCTTGGGGAATTAGTTTATATGCGAACATATTCTAGAATTAAAAAAGACGGTAAAAATGAAATGTGGTGGGAAACTGTCCGAAGAGTTGTAGAAGGCACATATACCATGCAAAAAAATCATATTGATAGTTATCAGCTTGGATGGAATCCATGGCAAGCGCAGAGATCAGCTCAAGAAATGTATGATAGAATGTTTAATATGAAGTTCTTACCACCTGGTCGTGGATTGTGGGCGATGGGTACTTCTATTACATCTGAAAGAGGTTTATACGCTGCATTAAATAATTGTGCATTTGTTTCAACTGCTACTATAAAGGATGATTACGCAAAACCATTTACTTTTTTAATGGACGCAAGCATGTTGGGTGTAGGAGTTGGTTTTGATACAAAGGGTGCAGATCAAATTTTAGTTAAAGGTCCAAATAAAGATAGGACCGATGATGAATACATAATACCAGATACTAGAGAGGGCTGGGTTGAATCATTAAGATTATTGATGGAGAGTTACTTTCATGCGACTGCTCCTATGGAATTTGATTATTCAAAAATTAGATCAGAAGGCGAACCAATAAGGGGTTTTGGTGGAGTTTCAAGCGGTCCTGAGCCGCTTATAGAATTACATGAAACAGTTAGAAAGGTTTTAGATTCACAATTAGGTGAACCAATTTCAGTTACAACAATCGTAGATGTAATGAATCTCATTGGTAAATGCGTAGTAGCGGGAAATGTTCGTAGAACTGCTGAAATAGTTTTTGGTGACCCGAACTCAGATGAATATTTAGATTTAAAAAATTATGATGTCAATCCACACAGGGAACAATATGGTTGGACTTCAAATAATTCAGTATATGCAGAATTAGGTATGGATTATACGGAAACGTGTGCACGTATTATAAAAAATGGAGAACCTGGATTTGCATGGTTAAAAAATATGAAAAAGTATTCTCGTATGAAAAATGGCGGAGATAACAAAGATCATAGAGCATCTGGTGGAAATCCATGTTTAGAACAAACGTTAGAATCGTATGAGTTATGTTGTCTTGTAGAAACATTTCCAAACAATCATGATTCATTAGATGATTATAAACGGACATTAAAATATGCATATTTATATGCCAAAACAGTAACACTTGGTAAAACTCATTGGTCAGAAACAAATAGAGTTATGTTAAGAAATAGACGAATTGGATGTTCAGTAAGTGGTGTTGCACAATTTATTACCAACAGAGGATTAGATACACTAAAGAGGTGGCTAAATAAAGGATATGACGTAATACAGGAGTGGGATTGTATGTATTCAGATTGGTTTGCAATTCCTAAATCAATAAAAACTACTTCAGTAAAACCTTCAGGTACAGTTTCATTATTAGCAGGAGCGACTCCAGGATTACATTACCCTGAGAGTCGTTTTTATATTAGACGGGTACGGTTGGCTAAAAATTCAGATTTATTAGAACCATTGAAAAAAGCAAATTATAATATTGAACCAGCTTTTGGATCTGAAAGATCGACGGTTGTTGTTGAAGTACCCATAGATTGTGGAGATGGTATAAGAACGGCTCCAGAATTAACAGTATGGGAACAATTCAGTTTAGCCGCGTTTTTACAACGACATTGGGCAGATAACCAAGTAAGTTGTACTGTAACGTTTGATCCAGAAACAGAAGGAAATCAATTACCAGCTGTGTTAAATTATTTTCAATATCATTTAAAGGGTATAAGCATGCTTCCAAGGTTAGATACTGGAGCATATAAACAAATGCCTTATGAATCAATTGATGAAAAAACATATAAGAAAATGTTATTAAAATTAAAAAAATTAAGTTTTCGAAAGGTTAAAGGAAACGAAGCCATTGTTGAACGATTTTGCGATGGTGATGTTTGCGAGGTCTTATAATAAAATTCACATACAAAGCGGACAGGCAGTTGACGCACCTGTGGAAAAATGCGTCTTAACTTCGTTAACGAACGGAAAAAGAAGGAGAACGTTTATGAAACGTAATCTAATAGTATCACTTATGATGATGACTGGATTGTTTGCTCAATCTGTTGTTGGAGTTGTAACTGATGCGAACTCAAATCCATTGGCTGGAGCAAACGTAGTAGTCGAGGGTACAGATAACGGTGGTGTAACCGATGTAGATGGAAAATACACCATTGATGTAGGTGCTTCTGGCGACTACGATTTAACTGCTTCATTCATTGGATATTCAACAGTAACTAATGCAGTTACCGTTGATGACATAGTTGGAACAGTTAATTTCCTGTTGGAAATTGACGCTGTTTCAATGTCAGCATTGGAAGTCTTGGCTTCTAGGGCTGACGAAAATACACCGGTTGCATATACTACCGTGGGTAAAGAGGAAATGGAAATGAGACTAGGTTCTCAAGACATTCCAATGTCTCTTAATATGACACCTAGTGTCTATGCTACTCAACAAGGTGGTGGTGCGGGCGATGCTCGTATAAATGTGAGAGGTTTTAATCAGCGAAATGTTGCGGTTATGATCAACGGTGTTCCACAAAATGATATGGAAAATGGTTGGGTTTACTGGTCTAATTGGGATGGAGTTGCAGACGCAGCGCATTCAATTCAGATGCAAAGAGGTTTGTCTGCAGTAAATTTAGCTACCCCTTCCATTGGTGGAACTATGAACATCTTAACCGATCCTGCATCCCATGATAAGGGAGGCAAGTTCAAACAAGAAGCTGGTGAAGGTGGTTTTTTAAAGACTACCCTTAATTACAACTCTGGTCTTATTGATGATAAGTTAGCTATAAGCGGAACAATCGTACGTAAGACTGGTGATGGGATTGTTGATGGTACTTGGACAGATGCGTGGGCATATTACTTAGGTAGTAGCTACCAGATGAACGAAGATCATCGACTAGAACTGTACGCGATAGGTGCACCACAACGACATGGTCACAACCTATACAAACAGAATATTGCTACTTATTCTCAAGAGTTAGCTGGAAGTATCGATGGATATGATGCTACCGCTTTCGCAGAAGGTGAGAAATTCGAGCATGAAGCTGGTAGGTTGTTCAACCAAAACGTGGCACCAGTCGATGCATCATATAGTGGACAACAGTATTACTATATGTACGGTGCAAAGACTGTTGATAGGCACGATCCAAATTCTCTAAATGAAAGAGAGAATTTTTTCCATAAGCCTTTAGTCAACTTAAACCATTTTTGGTCGATAAGTGATGACGCAAGGTTAAGTTCAGTAGCATATTGGAGCGGTGGTTCCGGTGGTGGTACAGGAACTTATGGTAGCGTAAGTAGATTCCCTGCGGTAGAAGACAATGCTTGGTACGCAAGCTCTCCGTGGACTTGGGACTGGAATGGCGAAATTGCTCAAAACTCAGCAAACGTTGATTCAGCTTGGTCTGATACAGAGAACAGGTCAACAGGCATACTTCGTAACAGTATCAATCGTCAGAATACTTACGGCTTGATTTCTAAACTAAGTTACGATGTTAGTGACGAGTTAGAAATCCAAGTGGGTATTGACTGGAGAGCTGCCGGTATAGAACACGCACGTGAAGTCCGTGATCTACTCGGTGGTGATTACTATGTAGACTATGCTGATGATAACTTTGAAGACGGTAAAGTTGTTAAGTTAGGTGATGAGATCGCCTATCATAATGAGACTACTGTTGATTGGTTTGGTACATTTGCACAGGGTAAGTACACGACTGATAAGTTTAATGTATATGGTATGGGCGGTTTGTCCACAATCAAATACTCTTATCAGGATCACTTCACTGTTGCAGATGAGAAGATCGAAGCAGATGCTATTACAACTTTTCAATTGAAAGGTGGAGGGGTGTATAACCTCGACGATAGAATGTCAGCATTCGTAAATGCTGGATACGTTCAGAAACCGCCTATCATGGATAATGTAATCTACTACGATGGAACAGTTTCATCAGATCCAGACAATGAGAAGTATCAAAGCTTCGAATTTGGTGGTAAGTACAATAGCGACAAAGTTAATGTCAAGCTAAGTTCATATAATACTAAGTGGATTGACAGAAACATTGTTAAAAATGTATCTACCGGACAAGGTGATAGTGGTGATACTGATCTTATCTTCCTGCGTGGTGTTAAACAAGATCACAGCGGTTGGGAAGTTGAAGGTAAAGTAGCACTTCATGACATGGTTGATCTAGATCTTGTACTCAGTAAAGGCAAATGGGAATTTGTTGATGATGCAGAAGGTTCATACGAAGAGCAAGAGTTTAATGAAAACGGTGAAGTCATTGGTATGATGTCAACCGATTACGCATACGCTCTTAAGGGACTTATGGTTGGTGATATGCCACAAACAGCTTATGCTGGTGGTTTAACAGTAAAGCCAATGGCAGGTCTAGAGATACAAGGACTATACAGAATGTATGATGACAATTATGCAGATTGGAGTCCTGATTCACGTGAGATCGATGGTGATGCAGATAGAGATCAAGTTTGGAAAGCTCCAGGGTACGGAAGATTAGATCTTCATGCCTCATACAGGCTTCCAAAAATTGCTGGTCTTGATATGACAATATCAGCACATGTTTTCAATGCATTGGATGAAGTATATGTTCAGGATGCAGTTGATAACAGTCAGTACAATGGGTTTGGTGATAAAATGCACCTAGCTCATAACGCGGAAGTATTTCTTGGGACACCAAGATACGCTAACGTAGGAATTTCAGTTAACTTTTAGTTGAGATTAGGGGCTGTAGCTCATTTGGGAGAGCGCCGCACTTGCACTGCGGAGGTAGTAGGTTCGATCCCTATCAGCTCCACTATTGACCCCGTCGTCTAGTGGTTAGGACATCAGGTTTTCATCCTGGGAACAGCAGTTCGATTCTGCTCGGGGTTACAAAAAAAGTTATAAAAAGTGAAAAAAAGCATGTACTTATATAGTAAAAAAGGTGTATATTCTTAGTATGGAAAAGATAGTTATATTTGATTTAGATGGAACTCTTGCAATTATCGATAGACGAATGCAATTGGCTACCGGTGGTAAGAGTACCGAATCTGATTACAAGAAAATAAATTGGGATGTGTTACACGATCCAGCTAACGTTCAACTTGATGTACCTAATGTACCAATTGTAAAAATTTGTCAGTTATTTGCAGAAAATGGTTACACTATTTACATTTTTTCTGGAAGATCTGATAGAACCGAAAGAACTACTAGATCTTGGTTAGCACATAATCGTATACCATTTCATAAATTGGTTATGAGACCGCATACTAAACAAGAGATGTATACCCCAGATGAGGTGTTAAAGAAGCGTATGTTAGATAAACATATAGCGGATAAAAATGATGTTTTATGTGTATATGATGACAGACAAAAGGTAGTAGATATGTGGAGAAGTGAAGGATTGCTTTGTTGTCAGGTTGCACCCGGTAATTTTTAGGAGAAGCTATGAAAAATAGATATAAGAATCTCAATAATTCATTTTATTGGGTTGTTAGTGACGTACTAAAAAAAGGTATGACAGTAAATTCTAGAGGATCAGAACAGAAAGAATTATGTTTTTATAAAACGATAATTGAAGATCCTACTGATATATTAATAAATTATCCTAGTCGTAAGTTTAATCCAAATTATGCGTTTACTGAGTGGCTTTGGTATTTGTCACAAGTAAAAAATACTAATAATATTGGTAAGATGGCAAAAATATGGGATATGATTAAAGACGAGAATGGTGAATGTGAATCAAATTATGGTTCGTATATGTTTCCAATTGAACAATGGTCTTGGGTTGCTAATGAGCTTATTAGTGACGTTGATTCTAGACGAGCAACAATTGCTATTAATCAACCATACCATAAAAATCAAAACTTAAAGGATATTCCATGTACACAATATGTACAATTTTTTATTCGTAATGGTTATCTTGATATGGGTGTGTATATGAGATCAAATGATGTTATCTTTGGTTTTTGTAATGATGTGTTTACATTTGGATTGTTTCATCAATTAATGTTTAATGATTTACTGGAACATTATCCAGATTTACAACTTGGTGAATATCATCATCATGCGGGTAGTATGCACATTTATGAACGTCACTATAAAATGGCAGAAAAGATTATGAAAGATGGGGCAGGTTGGTATAAAAAAGATTTGGAAAAGATAAAGTTGAGGGATAGAATTACTTCAACTTATATTTTGGGTAGAGAGTATTATCTTCCAAGAAAGGAATTAACAAAAGAACAAATTCAATTAGCAACACAAAATTTAGCGGTTGCAATGTTGGATTTTGAAGGAGCGTGTCCAATTGGCTAAAAAAGAATCAATATTAAACCGAGCAGAAAAAATTATTAATGATAGATCTGAAGAGAAAGAACGAATGTATGGTCCATTTTCTGAAGGTATGCGTAGAGCTGCGATGATTGCAACTGGTATGACTGGTAAAGAGTTTACTGGTTCAGATATTTACGCAGCAATGGTTGCATTAAAATTAAGTCGTCATTCTTATTCGTATAGACAAGATAATTTACTAGATGCTTGTGCGTATTTGGGTGCATTAGAAAATTATGTAGAAGAGTTTGGTTATAAAGATACAGAAAAACCTGTTGAATTAGGAGAAAATTCAAATGAAAATAAGTAAAGTTAGAAAGGTTCGTACTCCTCAAAGAGCGAATAAAAACGATGCTGGTATAGATTTCTTTATACCGGATGATTTTAATGATGGTAAAATTCAGTATCTCAATCCTGGAGAAAGTGTTTTGATACCAAGTGGTATACATGTTAATGTTCCAGATAATCATGCTTTAATAGCATTCAATAAATCTGGAATTGCAGTAAAAAAGACGTTACTAGCAGGAGCTGCGGTTGTAGATGAAGGTTATCAAGGAGAAATGCACATTCATATTATTAATGTGGGTGATAAGTCACATCCAATATCACCAGGAGATAAGATAATGCAGTTCATTTTAATTCCAATGTTTTATGATTCTGTAGAAGAAGTACCCTATGAAAAATTATATGAAGAACAATCAAGCAGAGGAGATGGTGGATTTGGCTCAACCGGAGTTTAAGCTTTCTAGAGTCTGCTCTTCTTTTAATAGGGGACAGTGGAAAATACATTTATTTGGTTATGATGGTGATAATAGACCACAAAAGAAGATTGCTATTTTTGATGATTATTTTTATTATTCTAAAAAACATATAGCCGATGTTAGTGGTATTAGAGGTTTTACCGTAGAAGATGGTAAATCGTATAAAAGTTTGTATGATGATGAAGTAGTTAAGGTAACTTACAGATCTATTAAAACTAAAAACGAATTTGTTAAGAGTCATCCAGAAAGAATTCATGAAGCGGATGTTCTTCCAGAACAAAAGTATATTTTAGATAATAAAATTGAATGGTCTGAGTACAGAAATATCATGTATTTTGATATTGAAACGTGGTATGATGATGAAGATCCAAAGGGAAATATGCCAGATGCGGCAAGAATGCCAATCACAGCCATTGTTGGTTACTCTACATTTGATCAAGAATATTTTGTATTCTCATGGAATCCAGAAAAAACCAAAGACTTTATAGAACCAAAACTTGTTACGAAGGATAACATAAATTATAGTTTCTTTGCAAACGAAGAAGACATGTTATTTTCATTTATTGAATTTGTTAAGTTATCTCATGTTGATGTTTTAACTGGTTGGTATTCCGGACAATACGATTTGCCTTATATTATTAATAGATCAAAAGCATTGGGTATGGATTCTAGAAAAATATCGCCAATTACTGAGTTGAAAATGTATAAGAAGGGAGATTATTTCAGAATTTATATGAAGGGCCTTGATCACGTTGATATGCAAGATGCACTTCAAGATTTAGGTTATAATTTACCAAATTGGAAATTAGCCACAGCTGCTGAAGTTATTCTAAAAGATCCAGATGTTGAGAAATTAAAGGTTGCAACATGGAAAAATTGGTTAGATGATTATACGGGATTTTTAGAATACGCAGTACGAGATGTAGAGATATTGGTTGAGATAGAGAAAAAATTAAAAATATTTGAATTGTATAATACATTACAAGCCACAGCCGGCTTAGTTAATATGAGTTTGGTTATGATGAAATCTGTAGTTGTAGATTCGTTTATCTTATCATCGTTTCATAATAAAATAATATTCCCAACTAGAGTAACAGCTCCAAGACAGAATTATACTGGAGCAGTAGTTTTAGATCCAATGGAACCAGGTGTACATCGTGACATGTGCATTTTAGATTATACATCACTGTATCCTACAACAATTATGACATTTAATATTTCTCCAGAAACGTATATCGTTAGTGCAGATGATTGTAAAAAGGTGGGTATGAAAATTGAAGATGTTATGAAGTCTCTAACCGATGATGGAATAGGCTATATTGATACTGGTTATCACGAGGATCTGTTTGGTGGACGTTATTTATTTTATGATCATAAACATAAGCTTGGTCTTATGCCGTTTCTACTTAAAAAATTATTTCTTACTAGAGTTGAAGCAAACGAAAAGTTAAAGTTGAGTACTACTCCAGAAGAGGAAAGGTTATCACTAAATGTTAAACAACGTGCACTTAAATTGATATTGAATTCTGCTTATGGTGCTATGGGTTTTAATTACTTTAGATTGTATAAACCAGAGTGTGCAGACGCAATTACATTTTTTGCAAGAGAAGCATTAAAATATGCAGTTGTTAAATTTCACACTGAATTAAAGCATCCAGTAATTTATGGTGATACTGATTCTATTTTTGTTAAGCAGAATGGTTATACTATTAGTCAAATTATGGATAAATTAGATGATTTTAGGGGAATGTTAAGGAATGATTTTGCTAAGAAATACATACAACGTGTAGATGATGATTATTTTTATATGGATCTTAAGTTTGAAATGGATTTAGATTACATGTATTTTAGTAATGCTAAAAAACGATATTATGCGATTGAAAGAAATAGTCAAAAATCATATATTAAAGGTTTAAACATTATTAGAAAAGATGCACCGAAATATGCTAAACTTAAACTTGATGATTTAGCTGAAAAGGCAGTTAGACAAACATTGACAGTTGATGAGTTAGTTGATCTTAGAAAGGAAATAGAAATTACACCGTATACGGAATTGGGAATAACTAAATCTTTTACTAAAAAGTTTTTTGCGTATACTAAGAATAAACCCCAACATTTGACTGCGGCTTTATGGGTAAATGACATCCTAAATGCGGGAATAGATCACATGGATAAACCATTGTTATTTTATGTCATATCTAATTGCCAAAATGACTTAAAACCTAGAGAAAGAAATACGGCTATATGTTTAAATGAGGAACAGTTAAATTTAATTGACGAAAATCCGGACAAGTTTAAATTGGATTATGATACATTTTTTCAAAAACAAATATTAGATCAGATAGAAGAGTTTGATCAAATACCGTCCGTTAAAAAAGTAGTCGAAGAATATAAGGAGATAATAAATGGCTAGAGTAATAAAGGATACTCCGGGTTCACAAGAGAAGAAATACAATACTTCTACTTTTGTGGATTATTTAGAGGATCAGTATCCAGCAATGACATCAGAATTTAAGAGATTACAAAAGCAACAGTATGAGTTGTTTTGTAGGAAACAGCATGATTACGGTCCAGGAAATATTGCAGTTGGAACTCAGTTGCAAACAGAAGATGAGATAAAACTATCTCTTACTGGATTATGGTTTCGTATGAATGATAAAATTCAAAGATTAAAGAATATGCTTCTTAGTGGTAGAGAATCTGCAGTGGATGAACCATTAGAGGATGCATACTTGGATGTTTCTAATTATGGTATTATGGCAACTATAGTAAAAAACGGAAAATGGGGAAGATAATGGACGAACCGCTTGACCTAAATAAAAAAAGATCAGGTCCATGGGACGATTCAGAAAAAAACAATGTGTACAAGGCAGATGTTGAAGAAAATATCAGAGGTGAATTGTATGTTAATTTGCCAAAGAAATTGATGGAAAATCTAAATTGGCATCCAGGAGATGTACTGATTTGGGAAGAAACTGAAGTATTGGGAGATTATTCTGATTACAGTGCGGCACTTATTAGCAAGAAAACACATTGGAGTGAAAATAAGAAATGAATAGATATACACCGACAATAGTATTTTTGGTATTGTGCTTAGTGATTTGTTTAATTAATTGGAACTGTAGTTCTACTAATCAACATGGTGTGGAGGAAACTCATTATCCATTAATAGATACTCGTCTTAAAGTGCACAAATATAAAGACAATATACAGTGGATGCTATTTCCAAAGAACAATACAAAATTAACTCAATATTGTTCTGTGCATTTTGAGTGGGAAGATATAACCCCAGTATACAGACAAATAAATGAAGAGTATAAGTGGGTTTATCAAGTAAAGAAAAACAAGAAAAGTTTTAAATAAGGAGACTACAATGGCCGGAAGACCTAGAAAATATGTCAGACCAAAAATTAGAAGAAAATGTCATCATTGCGGAAAAATGGCAAATCAACCGTATTCTAGAACTATAGTTCCAAGTTTTAGTCAGTTTGATGATATTAAACCATGGACTAGAGGTAGTATAAAAACAGATAGAATAGATTTAAAGGGAAATAGAAAGGTTAAAATATCCCATTATTGTAACCAAGAGTGTTATCAAAGGGCAGAAGGATTATGGGAAGAATAAGCTGGTCTCAAGTTACTTCATGGAAGAGTTGCCCGTATAAGTGGAAACTTGGATACATTGATGGCCTTCGTCAATTTAAAGATTCAATATACACAGTTTATGGTAAAGCTTTTCATGCAACTATGCAAACATATCTGGAAGAGATGTACAATGAATCAATAGTAAAGGCTGATACGTTAGATCTTCCAAACATGTTACTAGATAGATTAAAATTTTATTATTCTGAAGGTGTGAAAGCAGCTGATGGTGTACATTTTTCAACTCAAAAGGAATTGACTGAATTTTGTGTACAGGGTGCAAAGGCATTAACGTGGTTTAAAAAGCATAGAGGAGATTATTTTCAAAAGAAAAATTGGGAGTTGGTTGGTGTAGAAGTTGAATTGAATGAAAAATACAAATACGTTGATGTTTTAGGTTATATTGATGTATTAATGAGAAACACCAAGACAGGAAAGTATAAGGTTATTGATATAAAAACATCAACCAGAGGTTGGAAATATGAGAAGAAGGATCCTATGAAACGGGGTCAACTTATATTTTATAAGAAGTTTGTTGCTGAAAAATATGGTGTAGATATTAATGATATTGATATTGAATTTATAATTGTTAAAAGATTATTGTGGGAAAAATCTGATTTTGCTCAAAAGTATATTCAAAGATGGGAACCTCCTTCGGCTCAAGTATCAATTAATAAGACTTTTAAAGATGTTGACGTATTTATAGATGAATGTTTCAATGAAGACGGAAGTTATAAGGTTGATGCTACATATAAGAAGCTTGGTTTACAAAACAAGTGTAAATGGTGCGAATTTATAGATAGACCAGACTTGTGTGATAAAAAGGAGGAAGTATGATTCCTACAGTTAGAATTAATGCAGAGGATTTTATAGGTACAGATTTTGAACCTGCAATATGGAAGGTTATTAAAAAAACGAAAACAGAAAATCGTCAAGAATTCAAATTAAGTTTTTATGTTAAAAAACATGTAGATATTCAAACCGTTATGGATTCCATTGCTAGTCATGATGATGCATTACAGTTAAAAACAACAATAAAAACAGAAGAGAAAGCAGCAAAAGAGTGGGTGTTTTTAGATGTATGTAGTAAGGATCAGAAAGATTATGGTTCTTCTAGGTTTAAATTTGTTGCTGATCCTCCTGCAAATATTATTGGAGCTATGCAATTTTTAACTGATCATTTCAATTTTGTTAAGGATATTGAAATTAAACGAGATACTTCTTCTCTTTCCTCTGCTTTTAGAAGTACTCAAAAAAGACAGAAGAGAAATGATTCTTCCTCATTCAACAAAAATTAAATAGCATCTTTATTGATTTACACAATATATATGTATATATAAATATAAGGAATGTTATAATGAAAAACACTACAAACAATCAACCATGGCAACTGACTTCAATTAAGGTCTTATCCGAAATTTATGGTCAGTTTAAAGTTGAAGGCAGAAATGCAAATGTAACTCTACAAAAATTAGTAAATAGAGCTATGTATTTGTATTCTACTAATGAAGAGTTTCGAAATAAGATAAAAGATATCGAAACGCTTAGTGAAAATTACAAAATTGGTTATTAAACAATAGGAGTTTTAATGCTTAAAGTCGGTGATATTCGTAATGGATACGAGATTCTACCGCAAGATGAACGCAAAACTGTTCTTCTCCTAAGTGACGATTTAAGAATGACATCAGGGGTTGGCAACGTTTCTCGCGACTTTGTCTTGGGTACTGTTCATAGATTTAATTGGATTCAGGTTGGTGGAGCTATTAATCATCCTGAAGATGGTAAAAATGTAGACATGGGTGATGATGTTGCTAAAAGAACCGGTGTTCCGGATCCAATGGTAAAGGTTCATCCTACTAGTGGATATGGAAATCAGTTTATAATTCGAAATATTATTAACCACTATAATCCTGATGCTCTTATGATCTATACAGATCCACGGTTTTGGGAATGGTTATTTCAAATGGAACAGGAAATTAGAGCGACGACTCCAATATTTTACTACAATATATGGGATTCATTACCCTATCCAATGTGGAATAGAAAATATTATGACTCCGTGGATGCGTTATTTAATATAACGAAACAGACCACAAATCTAGTTAAACAGGTTAGGTCATCTTATGAAGATTGGCAAGTGACGTATATTCCTCATGGTATTAGTACAGAAGATTTTTATCCATTGCCAAAGAAGTATGATAAGCAAAAAGAGTATGACGAGTTTGCAAGTAAACTTCCTCAAAATAAGGATTTCATATTGTTTTATAATGCTAGAAATATTAGGAGGAAATTGCCTGCTGATATGATATTAGCATATAGAACTTTTTGTGATTCTATTCCAAAGGAAGATGCAGATAGATGTTTATTTTTAATGCACACTTCTCCTCAAGATCCAAATGGAACGGATCTTCCAATGGTAACTAAAGATTTATGTCCAGATTATGATGTAATTTTTTCTCAAGATAAAATCGATAGGGAACAATTAAATTGGTTGTACAATATGGCAGATTGTTCGATTTTAATAAGCTCTAATGAGGGATTTGGATTAATGGGTGTTGAAACCCTGATGACCGGTACTCCATTAATTGTTAATGTTTCAGGAGGAATGCAAGATTATTGTGGATTTAAAAAGAAAGTAGCTACAGATTGGGATTCCGATGGTAACACAACTAGAGAAAAATTTGAATATTTAACAGTTGATGATTATACTGCAGAATGGGGATCAAATCATGATGGTCGATATAAAGATCATGGTGAATGGGTCTTTCCAGTTTATCCGTCTAATCGTTCTGTACAGGGTTCTTTACCTACTCCGTACATTTCGGATGATAGGCCAGATTTTCAAGATGTTGCTAAACAGATGAAAGCGGCCTGGTCAGAACGTGGAGCTAAGCTTG